GGGTTCCTCTGATCGAAGCGGTTGTTCTGGTCGTTGCTGTACGTGCTGATAGGGTTGAAAATGAGCGTCGGGAACGGGTCCCGCAGGTACAGATTCGGGAAATCGTACGGGCGTTCCGTGTACCCTGCGTTCCACTGGCTCGTCGTCTGGGACCGGAGGGCGTCATCGACGCGCACAACGTCATCGAGCAAGATCGTAGCCGGACCTTGCCAAATCTTCGGCTGGAGCGTGAGACCGTCTGTGCGGAGATTGCGCCCCATCGTTACTTTGTACCTAGTTTTTTTTCTTAGCGGCCGTTTCCGGCACGCATCTGCGGACGCTCTGGGAAGTGGAACCGGTCGCTGTCGATGTTGGCCACGCCCGAACCATCCTTGGCGAATGGCGCGAACTTGGCACCGAAGGCCCCCTCGGCAAAGGCCGTCTGGTCGTTCGGAATCGTGCTCGAGGCCGGCGTGTAAAAGTTGCGCTCTGCGTCCCTCTTCTTTTCAAACGGATGGATAAAGTCCCAGACCTTGGCGGTCTCTTCACGCACGCTGGGAGCCCATGCCGCCGGAGGACGGTCCGGACGGTCCCTGTAATCCGTCATGAGCACGTTCCCCATGGGGTTATCTATCGTCGGGAGCGTGACTGTGTCCCGGCCCCAAAATGCGGTCCGATCCGTCTCGGGTTGGGTCGGGCGGAGCTTTCCGTCTGGAATCTGATTGTTCACGTACAAAAAGTAAAGAACGCCCAGAACAAGTAGGCCCAGCGCCAGAATACGAGCGTCGCGCTTTATGAGATACAGGACACACATGGCGTACACGATAAAGCGAGTCGTGGCGCTGACCCGGTCCTTGGCTGACTGCGTCGCTGTGGGCCAGAACTGCAAAAGTTTGTCCTTTCGAAATATTTCTTTAGGATCCATCTACTACTTACTTGGTAGTTTTTTTCGGCCTGGCGCCAGAAGGGCGACGGCGCGGAGGGGCTGTAGCAGCAGCTCCGGGCCCCATCATACCAGCGAGCAGACTGCTCATGATGGATGGATCGAACGCTCCACTCTCTGCGCACCTCTTTGCGGCGCCCTCTATCGCCTCGAGCGTCTCGGGCGGGAACATGGAGAGCGTCATGGCGATCATGTACAGACCGTTCAGGTGCTGCCAAATGGCATCCTTGGTCCGCGCACTCGCCGAGGCCCACACGGGCCCGAACGAAAACTGCTGAATAAACGAGGGGTCCCGAGACGTGAGCGCCTGGGCCTTGGCGGTCGCCAGCTTCATAAACGCCGTCATGGGAGCCTTGGAGTCGGACGCCTTGAGCTCATCAAACTCGGACTTGAATTGAAGGACGTTCGGGTCGTCCGGAAATGCAAGGCCGAGATCTTTCACAAAATCGCTGTACATCTCGTTAAAGGCGTCTAGAGAACTCATTATTTCTGGGACGTCTCATCTTTTTAACTTAAAACGGTTCGAGACTTACGGATTCCCTGTGGCCCGAACCCTGAGAGACTATGAAGTACACGAGGAGCGCCACGAGAAACGCAGGCTTGGCGTACTCCGAATTGGGAACCTGGGTCCGTCCGTTCAATTTGTTTTTGCCATACAGGTACGCCATGGTCACGGCGGAGGCGATGACGGCAGCGCTCAGGGGCTGACGAAAGTAATGATCCATCTATGAGAATTACACATCTTTTTTCCCAGTCTCGGGCGCGTCCGGGAACAGTTCTTCACGGTGCGTCACGGGCGCGACGGGCGTGACCGTGACGGTCTTCGTCCCGCCGGGCGTCTCTGAAATTTCTGGAAGCGCAGGAGTCCCGGACGCTTCGGCAGCATCGAGCGCCTGATCGAGATCCGGAGCGGGAGCCTCGGGCTCCGGGAAGGAATCGGGTTCCGGCTCCGGCTCCGGCTCTGCGTCCCCGTGTTCCATCTCGAACTCTTCAGCCTCTGAAGGCATCGTCAGGTACGCGTTCAGGATCTCCTCGGTCGGCACGAGATTCTCTATCGTCTCACGGATACACTTCGTGAAGCGCTTGTTGAGTTCATCACGCCGCTCGCTCGCGGGTTTTTCGTCCGTGATGACCCAGGGCTCGTCGTACAGGTCCCGAGCGCACTCTATGAAACACGTGTGCACAAAGACGTCGTTGCTCGGCAATTTCAAAGAAATTTTCTTGGACGTTTTGTCTATGCGGATTGCGCTCAGAATCTTCACGTGGATCACAAAGACGGCCGCTATGAGCCGAGGGAACAAGGGGCACTCCTTCATGATGTTCGCCACGTGTTCCTTGACCTTGACGTTCGACCAGTCGCTCTTAATCTTACGGAGATTCTGACGGTAATTATCCACAAGTTTACGGTCCTTATTCTCTTTTTTGGTATCTTCCCAGATCACCCAGAAGGTATCCACGAGTTCTGGAAGCATGGCCGTGACGAGTTTGCTTGAAAAGCGACGTTCGGCATCGTTAAGAACCTCCATGAGTCTACTACGCTCCAAGTAAATTAATTATTGAACAAAACGCTCGTCAAAATACGCCTTCCAGTATTCGACGGTATCTTCAAGTTCCTGAATACGTTTCAGGAGGACGGACTCGAGAGCCTCCTTCTGAGCCAAGCGGCGCTGGAGACGCTCGACCTCATTCTCGAAAGTCTTTGAAGAGGCTCGGACGTCACGAATCTCCTGAAGACCCTCCCAGGTCTTGTGCATCTTTGAACGCTTGTGTATTGTGAGAGATTCAGGGGACTTGTATGTAAAGCCCGGTCTGCACGGACACGAGAGAATGAGAGACAGATCCATTAATTATTTTTCAAAAATAATTTTTAAGTTCCTCTACTGCGCAACCGCGCCGCCGTCTTTTGAAGGTTCGCCAGGCCCGAAAACAGGTCGTCGCCCGGCAAAGACTCTTGGACAGGCGCAGAAGCCCTCGGGACCGCTTGGGCCCACGAGACCATGAAGTGCCCGTGTTCCGTCCCGCGCGTCACCTTGTATCCTGCCCTCTTGAGTTGGCGCTCGATGTACTCCGTGGCTTCTGAAAAGGGGTACATGGGAAATCCAAGGACCATCGGCGGAACGACGAGGGTCGCGAACGTCTCACGACGGTCCGCAGCCGCCTGGACCTTTCGTGAAAACTGTTCAAGAATCGTCTGGTACGTCTGCTTTCGAACGTTCCGGCGCTGGTGCTCACGCTCAGCGAGTTCCCTCGCACTTATCATCCTAGGAAAACCAGAGACTTTCTCACTTGTACACGTACGCATCGAGTCCAGGCAAGTTCTTGGTCTGGGCCAGGGCCTGTTGGACCTGGGTCGCCAGAGAGTCCTCGACATCCTTGTATGACTGGTACCGGTCGGGCATGAACGCCTGGAACGGGCCCCGAGTATCAGGAGAGCTCGATGTCACTTGCTTGAGGATCTGGACCGTGCCATCCTGGGCGACGGTGGCTGTCACGTCGTACTGGTTTCCGAAAAATCCACGGGTATCGAGGAACAAGAAGCGTCCGTTGTACTCCGTACCGCCCTGTGAAGTGCTCGAGGGCGTGATGAAGACGGTGTCGACAGGCTGAAGCCAAGGGGCCCCGGCCTGTATCTTTTCTATGATGGCCTGAATGATGCTCCGGGGAACGACAGGCGCTCCAGGGGGAGGGACCGACACGTAAAAGGAACTCGAGTTCCAAAAGAGAAAGGCTGTTGTGGCCGCCACGAGACCCAAGATGAGTACGTCGACCTTTCCGGCCCCCATCTCTGTGTTAATACAGGCCCTCAAAAAAATTATGAAAGTGTATGGCTCTGCTCATCTTTAGCGACAAGTGCCAATTTTCTTTTGAAATTTTAAATTTCGTCAAGAGCAACCCGAGCCTTGGACAGATGCTCCGGTACCATAACGTCTCGACCCACGGGCGCCCGTCGAACCCGAACGTGACGCGTGTTCCCACGCTCGTGACGGCCGAGGGACAGATTCTCGTCGGGTCCGAAGTCCGAAACTGGCTCGAGTCTATGCTTCCTGTAGAGATCGAGATGTGGAGCGGTCCTGGAGGGCTCTTGACCGCTTCGCTCGACGGGGCCGAGGGCGGCCCTGACCTGTTCGCACTCGATTCGTACGGACAATCCATGCAGCCCATACTGACACCTGAACTCAAAGAGAAGATTGGAAAGAGTGTCACGGATGCTTATCAACAAAAGAAATCAAGTTAAAAGGGACCCGTCCGAACACTCTAATGCACTTTCGGACCGTTCAGGCGAACGCTATTAAAGGAATATTCGAAGTCCTCAAGGATATCATCAACGATGTGAATGTCATCTTTGACTCTTCGGGTATGAAGATCCTGACGCTCGACACGGCCAGGGTGACGCTGGTCCATATGACGCTCGCGGCCGAGAATTTCGAAGAGTACTCGTGTCCTCAGCCCATCACGGCCGGTCTGAACATGGGCAACACGTTCAAGCTCCTCAAGTCGGTCTCGACGGCCGATACGCTCGAAATGAGCATCAAGGGCACAGAGCACCTCGAGTGCCACATCGAGAATGTGGCCAAAAAGTCCAAGACGAGTTTTAAACTGAAGCTTTTGGACATTAACGAGGATATACTCGAGGTTCCCGATATTTCCATGGATATCATCACGACCATGCCAAGCATAGATTTTCAGCGTATCGCCCGAGACATGGGCAACTTGGCCCGGGACATGGAAATTGTACGCGAGGGCCAAATGCTCACATTCTCGTGCTGCGGCGACTTTGCGGACCAACAGACTGTCCTCGAGTTTCCCGAGACGGTCCCGAACCGTACGGGCTCTTCGTACAATCTCAAGTACATCAACATGTTCACGAAGGCGACGAGTCTTTGTTCATCCGTACAACTTCTTCAGGATTCATCAGACCAAGACATGCCAATCGTGTTCAAGTACGGTATAGCCAACCTCGGTGACGTCAGGTTCTACTTGGCCCCGAAAATAGAAGAGTCTTAAAAGAAAAAGTTTTAAAAAAAATAAAATGGAAGCCCGGTTCAACGAAAAGGTACGTGAGTTTCAGGCCCTTATAGAAGAGACTCGGGACCCGAGGGTCCGGAGCGCCCTCGAGGCTGAAATGTATGAATATATGATTCTTTCCGCGCCTTTTATCCGTGAGTACCATGAAGAGACGGACGCCACGGTCACGAGCACGAAAAAGGTCGCCGGAGTCCAGATCCAGTCTCGAAAGGGCATACAGCGCCAAGACATATACAAGTCGTACCTCGAGAATGTCGAGGGCCGGGACATGCCAACGGCCCGACGACGAGACGAGGCGCACCTTTTACCGTGTAGGGCCTGTGGAGCCATGTACTCGAAAGTGCTCGATGAAGTCTCTTCGGAAGAGATCTGTAAAGAGTGTGGCGTGTCCGAGTTCTTTTTGGGCGACGAGGTCGGCTTCAAGGAGGAACAAGAGATGGAGAAGAACATCGTATATTCATACAAGCGTGAAAACCATTTCAACGAATGGGTCAGTCAGTTCCAGGCCAAGGAGTCGACGAGCGTCCCGAAAGAAGTCATAGAACAACTTCGGGCCGAATTCAAAAAACAAAGGATCAAGGACCTTTCGGAGATTACGCACGAAAAGGTCAAGGCCCTACTCAAAAAGCTCGGGCACTCGCGGTTCTATGAACACGTGCCGTACATCACGACGATTCTCAACGGGATACAGCCCCCGACCATGAGTCAAGCTCTCGAGGAGCGTCTCAGACTCATGTTTTATCAGATTCAAGAACCTTTTGAGAAACATCGACCAAAGGATCGAAAGAACTTTTTGTCCTACTCTTTCGTTCTTTACAAAATGTGTGAATTACTCGGCGAAGACGATTATCTCCCGTGTTTTCCCCTCCTCAAGTCCAAGGAGAAATTGTACAAGCAAGATGAGATCTGGAAGGGCATCTGTAAAGAACTTAAGTGGGCCTTCTACAAGACCATCTAATAAAGCAAACGCGCGTCTGTCTGGAAAAATGCTGTGGCCCCAGCACGTGTTCTTCACGCAAGTGGTCCTGGGCACCACAACCTTGTGGTCCGTGGCCCCTGACGTACCCATGGCCGTGTTCCTCGCGCCCTGGGCCCCTCCGTGGTCTCTCGTACAAGACTGGTGGCTCTATTCAGTCTTGTACAAGGTCCCGCATTCCTTTTTGTTCTTACTTTTGATCCGGAACGAGAGGATCAGGAAAATATGGGCCTTGCACATCTTTCTCGACGTGCTGACTCATACGGGCCGGTGGTCCATAGAGCCCTTTTGGCCCTTGGGTGGACCTGTGGCCGGGTTCGGAGACGCGTATGTATGGGTCTAGGCCGCCTTGAGCCGCCGGCTCCGGCCCCGACTCGTGTTCTTCTTTTTGACTAGGGCCATGGCACCTATAGTCCCTATGACTGCAGACTCCACGGGGTACCGAACTGCCGCTCGACCCGCCTTTCTGAGCGCGAGCGCGAGACCGCTCCCGAGCGTACCCGTCATGTCAGCCGCAAAGGCTCGTGAAAATGAATTGGCGCCCTGAAGAGTCGGCGCCGTCCCCTTGTACTGCATGTACGCATATACAAAGTGACCTATGATCTGAGCAATCTTGTACCGGATGGTGCTACTGTTCGCGGCGCCCCGAATACTCTTATCAAACGCATTCCCTATCATTCGTGTGGCCTGTGCAAAGTACGTCGAATTTGTTGATATCAGGACGCTCTGTACGATACCAGACAGGGCCGTGAACGTCACAAACCATCCTATGGTCATCACGGGGGTCGCCATGGCCAAATTCATGCGGCCCTGACGTACGGCCCGGAACGTTTGAGGGAGACCGAACACGAGCTGGATCGTGAACCTTGGGTCGGCCCACGCCGCTGGAAAAAAGCGCTGAATGCCCTGAACGGCTCCGTACGCGATGAAAGATTGTGTCGCTGTGTGGAGCACGTGCTTTGTTTTCACAAAACGAATAACGGGCCGAGGGGCGCTCGGTTCAATATTCCCGGCCGCAACAGTCGCAAGCATATCAAGTGCTTGTTTGTTCGGACTCCTCCGACCACCGTACAAGTTTGGAGGGCTCATATTACTTTATGTTACGAGTTTATTTCTTCCGACCAAAGACCTTTCGGTACTTGCTGTGGATCCAACGCGCATCCTGCTTGTAAATGCGACTGGCCCGAGGCAACGTCCGCTTGGTCAAGGTGCTTATGGCCACGAGGCGCTTCACGACGGCGTGTGGGTCCTCACGGCCCTTGGAGACCGCCTTGGTCAGGGCCTTGTGACGATTGGTCGGCGCCTCGACCGGGTGGTACCCGTACGAGGTCAACATGCCCTTCTTCAACCGGCCTATCACCTTGGGGCTCTTGCCTATGGCCCCCACATCCTTGGTCGGGACGGGACGCACGCGGGTCAGGCCCGCCTTGCGTACGTACGAGTACGACTTGCGCTTGGTCGTCCCCTTCACGAAGATCCGTTTCTGCTTCCGGTGCATGACGTACCCGGATCGAATGATATGAGTCATTTACTAAGGGCCAAGATTTTTGTCCGTTACAGAACAGTCTGAGTCGGTCTGCACCAAAGTCGAACAGATCAAGATCTGAAGGACTCACGAGAAGGGTCGGGACGTTGTACGTGTGACGCATGCGCAGAGCCCCCTGAAGTATATTCATGATGAATGTCTGAAGGTTCTTCGTCGGATTCGGAAGTCCCCGGTCCGTTCGGAGCGCGAGCGTCAGGGCCGGGTCCTGCCCCATGAATGGCGCGCCCGGTATCTCCTCCTGGAACGCACCGTCGATGTATCGCCAGGGTCCTATGAGCACGGACGAAAACACGAGGGGCACGGCTATGGTGGCACACACGACGTCAAGCACGGACTGGGTCGGGTGGGACCTCCACGAAAAGTACTCGGTCCGTCCGAGGTCAACGCAAAAGGCCGGGATGTACAGGTCTACCGGTCTCAGGTCCCTCAACTCTTTGAAAGTCAAATCAGTTTTTTTAAAATATTTTTTAAAAATTTCTGAAATGAGTTTTCGAACACGAGCAAGGGGCACGAGCCCAAAGTCCGACCCGAGGAGGTTCTTGAGGTTCGGACGCATCAAGGTCTTGATCGGAACGTGAAGTGCAAAGTCGAGCATCTCTGGAATGTCACCCCGTGCGGCAACCCAGAGAAGCGCGAGGAGCCCGCCCGCGCTCGCCCCGCTCACAGCCTTGACGTGCGTGAGATCGAGACGGGACATTTGGCCCAAGAATAGAAAAAATGCCATGGCGCCCGGACCTATGATGAGGTTCCGTGGGGTCATTTTTTTCCCTAGTAGTATTGGGGGAACGTAATTCTTAACTGTGAAAAGATAAAGAGGAACACGAGACCCTTGATGACGATGACGGCGGCCGGGTCGACGGAAGCGGGCCCCGGGACCATCGTCAAGAGGCCCGCGAGCACGCCCGGCACGACCACGTCCGCTGGAGTCATGTTCATCTTGAGACCGAACCGGACCACGAGCCACGTGAACAAGGGCACGACCAAGAATGTATACGGCCGGACGCGCGCGTTCACAAGTCCAGCCATGAAAATGGTCGCCGGAACAGCCACCTTGGGTGCAGCCAAATCGATCATCATTTCTGTTTAGTAAAAGTCAATATAATATTCGAGCCAGACTTGAAACGCCTGGGGATCCACGACGCTCTTGGTCGCGAGCCGACGCCACAGGTCACACACGGGCACTTTGAGATCCACGTTCTGCCACCACTTGGCCGGTTCGCGAATCAACTCACAAAAGTCTTCGACGCTGTACCGAAACCTGACGCGGCCACAGTGGTCATAGACAAACTCCTGGATGAGACACACGTCCGAGTACAGCTCGTCACTGTACATAATCTCCCAATCTTCCTGGCTCAGGGGTTCCTTTTCGTTTTCAGGGCCCTCTTCACAGTCCGGAACTTCCTGGTCCGGACGTCTAAACAGAGCGTCTCTCGAGTACTCGTCTCCGAGACCCATCTATTTACTTGTTTTTTCAAGCGCTGCTTTGCTTTAGACCGGTAACACTCACGGTCGAGACGTCTTTCAAGGGCTGAGCATCTTCGATCGCCTTGATGGCACCGTCGACCCGGCCTGCGTCTCCCTGGAAATAGTTCAGAAGGCCCGTCCGAATCACCTGCTTCGTGATGCCGCCCTTGGACTTTTTCTTCTTGAGATTCACCTTGACCTGGTCCTTGACCTTGACCGTGTCTATGTCGTTTGTGGCCATGTGGCGCGTCACGAAAGACTTGAGTTCCTTTTCGCGTTTATTCAGAACAGCGAGATCTTTGCGGGCCTCGCTCAACTGGACCTTGAGTGCTATCCACTCTTTCATAGCCTCGGAAAAATCCATTACTTTTTGTTACGATTTATTTAGACCTGCTGGAGCGCAATCAATCACTGGTACTCGGGACTTATCTCGAACTTGGGACGCATGGTATCCGGAGGAATCGTGCTGAGGTTAAAGATGCTCACGGGCGTGCGTGGGTTGATGGGCTCGCTGCGGAAGTCGCGGTTGGCGTTACGCAGGACGCCACCGATGGTCTCGGGGTAGCCGATCTGGCTCCGTGGGTCCAGGTAGTTCTGGCCCTGGAGAATGGCATCCGGGGAGAACTTGCCGAAATCCTCCATCGTCACGATCTCGCGGGGGATAAGGCCTGCAGCGCTCACGTCGTACGAGGCACCGCTTGCGGCGCTGACTGGGGCCGGGGCCAGTGTGTTTTGAGTCACACCCGGGCGGTCGAGGTCGGCGCCCTGGACACTGTCCGTTGCGTAGTAGCTAGGCATGGGGTAGAAAAGCACGGCCAGCAAAACCACAAGAAGGGCAATAGCCACCACGGTCTTACGGTTCAGCATTTATTAGTAAGCACTCACTTTTTTTTCGGGGCTCAGTCCACATAATCTGCCGGGTCGTCCTCCCCAAGGTCCTCCTCGTCCTCGAACATGTACTGGGTCGGGACCCGGGACGGCTTGGGCTGCTGGCTCCGGACGCGCACCTGGACGACTCGCCAGATGGGCCCGAAGGACTTCTTGAGGAACCAAAGACCAGACAGGTCCACGAGCACATCACACTGTGTTCCGGCCGCGACGTTGCTCAGGCCGATCTCCTCCTTCTGGGAGTTGAAGACCTTTGTGACGACCTCGCCCTTGACCTTGGCGAGGCTCACACCGAGCGCCCCGTCCGTGAGGCTCGACTGGAACGCGTTCTGGATCGTCTCGTCGCTGAGTTCACGACCGAACCACTCCGTCTTGGAGTTTTTCGCCTCTGTCAAAATAGCCTCGTCGACCGCCTCGAATTTTGAAACCTGGGAGATGATGTCCTCGATGGTGCCCTCCTGGTACTTGACGTTGTTCAACTGAATCATCTGGCCTGTGATTTTAAGAAAGTAACGACCATCTGGCAACTTCTGCGTCTTCCCAAACTCCATTTGCTTTAGTAACTAAAATATTCTTTAAGATTAATGTGCAGCCTGGACTGCCAGTGTCTCCCTGGGCCCAAGGGGACGTTCTGTGGATGGATCGGGCGGGCCGACGGTATCGTGCACCCGTGTGACCCTTCGTGCTGCGAGCCGAAGTGTCAGGGCCTGCCCCCTTCTGAATTGGGAGAATATAAAAGAACGTACGGAACTTCGCTCCCTCCGACGTTCGGAGATTACCTCAAGACGTCTGATCGCGCGACCGTTTTCAAGTACGAAGCACCTTTTCGTCCTTTGGACCCGAGTCCTGGACCTCTTTACCATGTGAGGTTCTTTTGGCTCATCTTTCTCGTCTGTCTCATGGTTCTCATGGCCCTTTTCCTGTTATAAAGACGTCCGGGCCCTGTAGAGTAGAAATGGCCACACTCGACTCTGTCGCTCAGGATATCCTCGTGATCCAGAAGGACCTCAAGTCTCTGCGCAAGATTTTGCGCAAGATTACTGACAACATCGATGATCCGACAGGCGAGAAGAAGGCTGAGCGGACCAAGAACAACGGGTTCAACAAGCCTCAAGTCCTGAGCGAGGCTCTGCGCAAGTTCCTGGGCCTGGGTCCTGACGAGATGATGTCTCGTTCGGCCGTGACCAAGGCTGTGAACGCGTACGCGACGGAGAAGGGCCTGAAGGAGGGCAAGAACATCACGATGGATGCGGCCCTGAAGGCTCTGCTCCAGGTCCCTGAGGATACCCAGGTGACCATTCTGAACTTGCAGAAGTACCTGAACCAGCACTACGTGAAGCCCACCGCCCCTGCAGCGGCGGCAGCAGCCCCCGCCGCCACCGAGGAGAAGAAGGCCCCGCGCCCGAAGGTGGTGAAGAAGTAGACGAAAGACTTAAAAGATAACGTGTAATAATATACAACAATGGAGGAGCCTCCCACCGTACCCAGAAGCGTCCTTGACGCGCTTGTGGGAACAAAGGTGAAGGACACGGGTCTGTACATTCGGGCCTTTACGCACAAGTCTGCTCTGAAGCGGTACCAGGGCCTTTCGTCCTCTTACGAGACTCTCGAGTTCATGGGAGATTCTGTCCTGGGTTTTGTCGTGACGAAATGGCTCTTTGATCGTCACGAGAAGGAACAGGAAGGTTATCTGACCAAGGCCCGGACCAAGATGGTCAGGGGTTCGACGCTTGCAGAGATTGCACGGACCCTGGGTTTTGAAAAGTGGATCCTCATGGATGAAAAGGGTATACGTAACGGCTGGAACACGAATCCTAAGATTCTTGAAGATGTTTTCGAGGCTTTCATAGGCGCCGTGTACCTCGACCTGGGTATGGTCCATGCCAAACGATTCATTCTCGATTCTTTTGAAAAGATCGAGACGGATCTGAACATAGACGACAATTACAAGGACCAGCTCATGCGCTGGTGTCAGGCGGAAAAAATTGACCTGCCTGAGTATCGCGTCTCCGGCCAAGTCAACGGGACTTTTGTCATCACGCTCCTCGTGGACGGGATCGAACTCGGGTGCGGCTACGGAAGTACAAAGAAACAGGCCGAGCAGAACGTCGCTGAACTTTTACTTAAGACGGATTCGCGGTTTAAGAAACATCAGAATGGACCCCCGGGTCAAGGAACTCCTGAACAGACAGTACTTCGAACAGAGGAGTCCCGAGTGGCTCGCGCTCCGTGAGAATCTCCTCACGGCGAGTGACGTTGCGAGTGCCCTCGGGCTCAATAGGTACGAAAGTCCAGATTCTTTGCTCCACAAAAAAGTTCTGAAAAAGGCCTGGGCCGGGAACGAGGCGACGGAGCACGGCACAAAGTTCGAGCCCGTGGCCCGTGACTTGTACGATGCTCTGACGGGCCGAAAGACGCACGAAATAGGGCTCGTCCAGCACCCAAAGTGGCCCTTTCTGGGCGGATCGGCCGACGGCGTCACGGAAGATGGTATCCTCGTGGAGATCAAGTGTCCGATGACTCGAAAAATTGAAAACAAAGTCCCGAAACACTACGTGCCCCAGATTCAACTTCTGCTCGAGATCCTGGACCTGGACCTGTGTGACTTTGTACAGTTCAGACCCGGGACGGAGACGGCCCCACAAGAATTCATGGTGACACGGGTCGTGCGCGATCGTGCATGGTTCGAGAAACATCTGGCCCAGATGCAGAGGTTCTGGGACGGGGTCACCACGGCCCGAGAAAAGGGGTTGTGTGAAGTTGAGCCTGACGATCAAAAGGTCTGTGAAGTACTAGAGGAAGATGGTCCCCTCGTGCCAGCACCGCCCGAGGATGCTGACGTGTCGAGACTGCAAGGGGACATTTTGTGCGAGGTGCATTCAGCTTGAGGTTCACAAGTGTCCCAAGTTGACTGAACGTTCACAAATTGAAAAAGAAAATTTAGCAAAAAAATTAGTAAAAGTCCAGGCGGCCAAAGTGACGGGCTTTTAACTAGCGCTTCATTCGTGAATACGCCACGAGAATCAAGATCAGAGCCGCGACCACAAGGGTCATGTCCCAGCCCTTTCTCTTTTTCTGAAGACGCGGGCCGAGCGCCCAATCGGGCTCCATGGCCGATCCGATAAAGTCCCGGTCGTACTTGTAATTGTAGTTGCTCGGAAGCCACGTGAGGTCTCCGTTATCGTACTCGAATTTCCGCGCGGGAAAGAGCGGGAAAGGAGCGACGGGCCGGCCGGGC